GACTCAAACGCCCACAGTGGATAGCCGGCGGCCACGGCCACCGACAGGGAGGTCCCGGTGCCCGCCACGAACGCCGTATTGACCGTGGAGCCGTCCGAGCCGACGAACGAGAAGTCGGCGTGTGCGACCTCGCCGACGTGGAGCGGCGACTCAGGAACACAGTTGAACGTGATCCGGCGCCGGTGCGAGCCGACCGTTTCGCTCCAGCCGGCGAGGATCAGGGACACGGTGTCCGGGGTGATCTCGGCCGGCATGTTGGCGATGGTGATGCGGTCGCCGATGGCCAGCCCGGACACGTCGAGATCCGGGGTCGCGTCGAGGTCGATGGTGACGGCCGGCCACCTGGTTTCGTCGACTGTGCCGCGGTGCAGGTGCCACCCGGCGTAGTCGCCGAGCACCAGGTCGCTGAACGGGTTCACGTCGACCTGGTGGGTGTACCGACCGACGCCCTCCGGGTCGTCGACCGGGTCGGACACGTTCAGCGGACCCGACGTGCGCTCCTGCCGCGCAGTGCCACCGTTGCGGCGCGCGGCCGTGACATCGTTGCGGGTGTTCAGGTCGTCGACGATCGGATCGGTCGGGGGGGCCACGTGGAAGGCGTCCCAGTTGAGCTCGAGAACCGGATCCTGGTTCCACATCGAGCGCCCGGTGCGCATCCCGAGGCCCGCAGCGTCGCGCAGGTCGTAGACGAACCCGTCGTCGGTGGCCTCGACCTCGCGGAGCAGGTTGACCAACGTGTCCGGGAACTGCGGCCCCATCTCCGGGGTGTCGTCAGCGTCGCCGTCGACGGTGCCGGTGATGCCCTCCTCGGTGCACAGTCGCTCGAACCGGTTGCCGGTCGTCTCGCCCAGGTAGCCCGTGACCGCGTTGTAGTACGAGGTGCGGGTCGGCCCGTGGGTTGAGTCGGTGAAGATGACATGCCCGACGGACAGGCTCGACCCGATGTTGTTGTCGGCGGTGCCGTCGATCGTGCCGTCCCCGAGGACCGGCCCTCGCCACGACAGGGGACGACTCAGCGTCCCGGCCTGCGTGCGGGAATCACGTAGGACGTTGTCGATGTAGAGGTCCGCTTGGATGTTGCCGCCGGACTGGCTGACGTCAACCCAGTAGACATGCCATGCGCCGTCCTCCCACGGCTCGAACGTGACACCAGCTGCGACCGTGCCGGCGATGGCCAGTCCGTTGATGTCGATTCCCTGTGACGCCCCGAACGCGCCGCCGGAGTAGGACGTGTAGATCAGGGCGTAGATGTAGCTGGTGCCAACGTCGATCCACACCGGGTGCCACATCAGCGACCCGCCCGGTGCCTGCGGGACGATCGCCCTCGCGACGAATCCGAAGCTCCATGCGCTGTCCGAGAGCACCTGGTCGATTGTTGCCCGGACGGTGCCCACCGACGAGGTCAGCGTGCCGGAGCCGGACACGTTCGCGACGGCCGGGCCGAACGTCGGCAACGGTTCGGAGCCGGCCGGCGGGGTCTGGTCGCCGAAGGCAACCCCTGTAGCGCCAGCGACAGCCGTGGACGAGTTGCCAGCCGCGCACGGTAGCGCGATCGTTGACGAACCGCCCTCCAGTGGCCAGTAGCCTGCCGGTGCGTCCCCGGAGGTCACCGTGCGGGTCGCTGCGGACAGGACCGGGGGCGAGCCCTGCGACAGTCGCCGGAGCGGACCGGCAGCCCGGACCTCGGTCCACGCTGGACCCTTGATCGGGCGCCGCGGCGACCATGAGGACGCCTCGCCGTAGAACCGGACATCGGAGTCGACGGTGATCCGGGCGGGCATGTTGCGGGCGATGCCGAACAGCGGCGACGACGGCGATCGGGGGTTGTACTTCCCGTCGGCGTTGGCCAGCGTCAGCGACGCCGCGGACGGCGGGGTCGTGGACACCTCGTCCGCGGCGCCGTGGGTGATCTCGATCGGGTCGCGGGTGTAGACCTCCTCGGCGAACGTGGCGTCGTTCCACACGCCGTCGTAGAAGAACTCGACCGTGACGTCCTGCTTTGCCATCAGGCCCTCACCAGCCGGAGGTTATTGCGCCGCAGCAGGCCCTCCAGCCATTGCAGCGCGAGCCGGTCGAACCCGGCGCCCTCCACCATGCGAAGGTCGTCTGGGCCGAGCGAGCCGCCACCGCTGCCCGCGGGCAGGACCTGCTCCCCGGCCTGCAGGGTCGCCATGACCTCCTGGCCCGGGGCGCCGGGGACGCGCCCGCCAGCGTGGAACTTGAAGGTCGGCAACGTGGGTGCGGCGATGGTGTTGCCACCGATGCCGGGGACCCAACCAGGGACGGTGAACCGCAGTCTGCCCACCGTGTTGTTCCAGGCATTGGCGACCATGTTGAACGCGGCCCTGAAGGGTCGGCCGATGAACTCGGCGACCTTGACGAAGACGGACCCGATCCGACCCGGTAGATCCTTCAGCCAATTCCACACGCCCAGCGCGACGGCCTTGATCCCGCCCCACGCGTACTTCCATGCCGTCTGGAACCACGTGGTCTTCGTGGCGATCCAGATGATCGCGCCGACCAGCAGCCCAATGGCGACGATGATGATGCCGATCGGGTTTGCCGTCAGCGCAGCGTTCAGCAGCCATTGCACCGCGGTCCACGCCATCGTTGCGACCTTCACCGTGCCGGCGGCGATCGCGTGACCGACCATGGCGGCCTTGTGTGCGACGAACAGCGCCGTCGAGCGGACAAGCGGGATGATGAGATCACCCATCGCCCCGGCGAGGTCGGCGATGGCGGCCCCGGCGAGTAGGAACGTCTGCGGCGAGAAGTCCCCGCGCATGATGGCGCCGGTTGCCTTCATCGCGTCCTGCGTGCCAGTGAACGCATCCCGCAGCCCGCGGCCCGCGCGCTCCAGCGACCCGGACGCCTTGTCGAGCTTGTCGAACCCCTTCGCAGCCGACCCGACGTCGTCGCTCATGCCCTTCGCAGACGCACCGACCCGGTCGAATGCCTGCTCCAGTTTGGACGAGTCCCCGGCGAAGGTGAGGACTACCTGATTGCCTGCCATGTCAGGTCACCTCCACGCCGGCCTGTCGCGCGACCTCGAGGAGAGCTTCTTCGAGGACCTTGCCGTACTCGTCGGTGTTGGCGAAGTAGCTCGCGTAGATGTAGCGGCCTTCCTTCAGGAACGGACGCCGGACGCTCTTGCCCTTGCCGACCCGGCCACCGAAGTCCAACCACGGGTAGTACGGCACGCGGTTCGATCCGCCCACGACCCGCGACGAGGTGCGCGTCGACCGTGCCTTGACCGACGCTGCGGCCCGACCAGACCGCCGGGGTACCTTCGGGCGGGCACCCTTGACCACGATGTCCGCGGCCTCGTTCAACGCGATGCGGAGCGCCTTCGGGAGGTCGCCGTTCAGCTTCTTCAGGTTGCGGGAGAACTCGGCCAGTCCCTCGACGCGGATGGGTGCGGTCACGTCAGGCCCCCACCATGGCGGCGATGAAGGATCCGATCCCGGACGTCGCGCCGGCCGAGGCAAGGCCCAACGTGATGTAGAGCATCCGCTCGACGTTGCGGATGCGCTTCTCGTGGTCCTCGGAGACCTTGTCGAGCTTTAGCTCTATCCGGGTCAGCGACCGGGACAGCTCCGAATTGGTCACCTCGTCATGGGCCATCCCGTCACCCCCTCTTCCGTTCGGCCTTCAGTCGCTCCAGTTCTTCCCGCTGCGCCTTGCGTGCGTAGTAGACGCCCCAGCGCATGAACTCGTGGTTAGGCATCTCCCGCTGGAGCCGGTCCACCGTCATCCCCAGCTTCTGCGCTAGGTAGTGCTCGAACTCCATCTCCGGGTTCGTCTCGAAAGCTTTTGTACGTCTCCTTGTCGGCGCCCGGCTTCATGCCGGACAGCTCGGCGATCCGGTCGGTGACGGGCTCCAGCTCGCCGGCCGGGGAAGCCTTCTGCCACCTGCCAGCCTCGGCCTCGGTCAGCTGCGGGTCGACCATGCCCAGTGCGAGGATGCGCCGCTCTGTCGCCTCGGCCCCGTTGGCGGCCTGCACGTGCATCGCCTCGACACGGGACAGCCCGCGGACGCGGACGGTACCGACGCCGGGAACCTCGACGTCGTCCTCAGGTAGCCGGGGAGTGAACAGTGCTTCCTTGTCCATGCTGCGCCTCCTACGCGCTAGCGCCGATGATGACGATGTCGTACGTGACCGACGTCGAGCCGGCCGAGTTGGTGATGGTCAGCAGGTCGCCTGTCGTGGCGGTGACGGCGTACGCGGTGGCGTCCGGGGCGCCCAGCATCATGAACCCGCCGGGGCGGACGACGACGGCGTCGTTCTCGGCCACGACCCACGTCAGGAACGTGCTCGTGGCGTCGCCACCGACGAGGACGTTGTTCGTGTTGGCCGAGGATGCGGCCACGTACAACAGCCGGACCCGGGCGAAGGTCTGCGCGTCGCCGAACGCGTTGGTCAGCCCCCCGGCCAGGTCGAGGTTCTCGGTAGCCGACGCGCCCAGGGTCCGCCGGTCATGCCAAAGCATGTCCGCCGCGTTGGCGCCCGTACCGGACGACCACGACAGCCGCGACGTGTAGTCGAGCGCGTCCACGGGTGTGGACAGGTCCAGCGGGTCAGTCAGGCTCGCGATGACCTGCGTAACGATCTTCGTAGTCAGTGCCACAGCCGACTCCTACTGGTTCGCCGAGGTGACGGCGTCCGAGCACTGGGCTTCCAGCGACCACGACACCATGTCGGCCACGGGGGATGTCTCCACGTAGGACGTGACGAGGATGCTCACCGAATCGCTCGGCAGGCCCGACCCGGTGCCCTCCACCCGGCGGACCAGCGTGACCACCGTGCCCACCAGCGGCTCCAGGGTGTCGCGCGGCCCGCTGGAGCCGTTGTCGTAGACCCCGCCGCAGGAGAACGTGTTGTTCCCCAGCCCACCCGAGTAGCAGTGATCGTTCTTGCCGTAGGTGGTGGTGTCGTGCGAGTCCGCGCCACGGGTGAACGTCGACGTGTTGCAGAACGCCGACAGGTCCACCGAGTTGATGCTGATGTACGTGTTCTTTCCATGGGTGAACGCCATGTCAGGCTCCTTGTCCTGCTATGTCGAGGTCGAACATCGCGGCCATGTACTCGGTGCCGCCGATGGTGGCCGTGGGGAACTCGACGCCGGTGACGCGGACCGTGTCGAACGCCGCGCCGTCTCCGGCCTCCACAGCGGCCTTGACGCTGGCGGGTCCGGAGCCGTCGCAGTACTGCGCGATGCGGTCCCGCGTCGACCGGTCGGTCGGCTTGCCTACGACCAGGAGCACCGGCAGCGTCAGCCGGTCCATGCCGCGCCCGTAGGTTTCGTCGAACGTGATGCCGTCGGGGTACAGCACCGCAGCCGCGGGCGGTGAGAGCGAGTCGGCCGGGTAGGCGAACACGCGCAGTCCCTTGATCGCGCCGAGGCGGGCCGCTATCTCGTCCATGACGTCGGAGAGGTTCATGCCGCCCCCCACCATCGCCGGTAGGACCGCAGCGCCACCGACACGTCAGGATCCACGCGGGCCAACAGCCGCAGCTCGCTGCCGACGTCGGGGGACCCGGCAATGCCGTACGGGGAGGTGCGCCGGGCGAACAGCCGGGAAGCCTGCAACCGGGTCGCCTGCTTCACCGTGTCCGGTACCGCCGTCCAGCCCCACAGGGCAGTGATGGCGACCTCGTTCGCGAGCCCGGTCGGCTTGTACGTCGAGTCGGGTTTCACGACCAGCTGTGTCCACGGCCGGGCCCGCGCCGCAGCGTTGCGAGGCTCGAGGAAGTAGTCGTTGACCTGCCCCACGTCGACGCCGTCGGTGTCCTGGATCTGCGCGTCGAAGTTGGACGTACTCATCAGGTCGTCGATGTCGACGACCCACCGGCACCGCTTGCGGTCCCAGCGCGCGGTGTAGAACCGCTCCTCCGCAGACCCAACGACGCCGAACTGGCGGTTCGTGTCGGTGTCGACTGCCCGCGAGGCGGCCGCGATGGCGAGGTCCAGCTCCGTGTCGTCGGCCGAGTCGCTGATGTTCAGGTACGAACGCAGCTCAGCCGTCGTCACGTAGTTGGGTGCCCACGCCATCGCAGCTCACCCGCTCAGACGTTGCTCGGGACGGCGAACACCATGCAGTTGCACACGACGGTGTCCGTGGCGTCATCCAAGGTCGCGTTGACCCGCAACCACGGCCGGCCCGGCTGGACCTTCACCGCGAACGCGGAGAAGTCGTTCCCCGTGCCGGCCACCAGTGCGCCGGCCACGACCGACGTGACGGCCGTGGCCGGGGTGCCGATCGAACCGGCGTTGTCCGCCGCGTCCTGGATGCTGTGCGTCAGAACGGACGTCGTCCCGGCCGTGGTCGCACTGATCACGACCAGGACCCGGTCGCCGTAGTCGTAGTTCGCCGAGTTGCGAAGGTCGATATCGTTGGGGGTGCCGAAGTCGTACGCGGTCGTCGTGGCGTCCGTGATCGACTGCGTGGCGGAAGCGATCAGCTCCGCACCGGCGAGGTCCCACTTAACGGTGGTGCTCATGTCGTCTCCCGATCAGGTGTTGTTCTGCAGGATCACGTAGGCGTTGCGGTTCTGAATGTTGCCGTCCGCCCGCTCCCATGCGTGGTACTGCACCTCGCCGTTGGCGGCGCGGGTGTACGGGTCGACGACCACGACCGTGTTGGCGACCCGGCGGATGATGTACGCCTCGCGGAAGTCGCCGTACGCAATCGCGAACGTGTCAGCGGCCGAGGACAGGGTCGGCATGGCCTGGTCGAGGATGACCTCCTTGCCCAGCAGCATCCGGCGAGGCAGGCCCGAGATGCCGTCGGTGCTGGACTGGATGATCGGCCGGCCGTTGAGGTCGACGATGAGCCGCAGCAGGCCCCAGGTTTCCTTCTCCATCAGCCACTTGGCGTTCTCGTCGTAGGCCATGTCGAGCAGGATCTGCGTGTCGAGCAGGTCCTCGTAGTCCGGCGTGTCCGCCGTGTCGAGGTCCCGGTCGGCGGTGAGGCTGGACGCCACGATGCCCTTGGGCTGACCCACACCCGTACCAGTCACCCAGTGCGCGGCCTGCGCCCGGGCGATGCGCTCGCCGAGCTTGCGGGCCACCAGGTCGGCGATGTCGAAGGCCGAGTCCTGCAAGAGCTCGACGCTGACCCGCAGCGGGAGGTTGGACCCGGTGCCCGCGGCGGTGTACTTGTACGCGCCGAGGGAG